CTAAGCTCTACTGCATTGTATATGTTTTTCATACCACTATTTAGATTAGTGGCTATATCAAGTTTAAAAACACCAGGCACAAATGCTATATCAGTGAATTGAGACAATGCACTATATTCATCATCTTGATATTTGTACCTATATGCGAAAGAAATCATACGAGTCTCCATATAATTTGCTTCAGTCGCCTGTGATATTAAATTAAATGTAGGTGCCTCTAAAGGAGGTTGAACAATAACATTTAACTCTTTATCTGTTATAACGTCTGCACCAGAAAGAGGACTAGGATAATTTCTGGTAACATTTATTTTTCTTGGTGGATTTACATCATCTGTAAAAAACAATAAATCCCCTATTTTATTTACACCATTAATTAGTTGTTTAGTGTCAAAATTTAAAACACTTACAGAAACTACATGATAAGTAATTAATTCGTTTTTAGTGTCAAAAGAAACAATCATATCTACTGTAGGAGAAGTAATAAACCAATATATGGTTTCATTTGCTCCATCATCATAGGCACCTATACAAGTAGCATCTGCCAAATCTACACCTTCAAACTGTATTGTAGTAAGTTTTGTATTTCCTTTTGAATTTTCTACAGCTCCTATCTCAGTAGTTTCTGTAGATCCTAGCCTAACATTTATAGCATTGACATATTCGCCTGGTGGGAGTAGCCTCTCATCCACGCTTTTATTCATTCTTCCGCGTACAAAATTTGTAGTTACTATTGGCATATTACTTAATCCATTTAGCCTGACCTCTCATGCTCATTAATAGTCGACCAGGGTGTATATTACTTAATCTAATTTTTGCGTTTCTTAATAAAGAAGACTTATCTTTTCTAGCTCTGTTTACAACATATTCTTGCACTCCTAATTTACCATTTAATAAAGAGTATTTAATATATGCATAAATAAATTCTTCAAATAACTTATTTATACTTATGTCAGCATCATTTCCTCTTTCCATTCCATCAGAAACATATTCTAATACAATAGACTGCCCAGATGCAATAGAGCTAAAATTAATAACACCTCTTTTTTTATCTATAGAAAAAGTAGGATTAGTGTTAGCAGTTTCTGTGTTTAGTCCAAAATGCCCACCAATAGCAAAATCAAAATACCATAAACCATCTACACAATAACCTTCACAGCCATCATATATACTTTCATTATTTAGGTAAATTGTTTTTTTAGATAAATCTAATGGTGAATCCTGTGGTTTTAAAACATTTCCATTTTGATCAAACAGTATATTGTTATTGTTGTCTTGTAGATAAGTACCCGCCCATTGTGTCTGTATGTTTTCTGTGAGTGGAAATAATACTCCATTTTGAAACATTGATACCCTTACCCAATTGACATAATCATGTGGCAAAACAAATAACAAAGAATCATCTAGAGCTAATTGTAATATTTTTATTTCTTTCATAGCATCATAGTTCAATTCTTGTATGCCTCTTTTTGCATGAAATAAAACTTGATATCGTGAAATATTGTTTATTAATGAATTATTACCTTGATACATTAACATAAAATTGTTTACGATTTCATTTAATGTAACGTATTGATATGAACCCCAGTTTTTATCTTTAGGAGTACCACCTTCATTTGCATAATATTGATAATCGTTTAAATATGCCATAATCTATATTTGTATTTGATTGTCTTCAACTATTTCTTGTTTACCAAACTGATACACATCTGCTTCTCGTATTTCAATACCGACATATTGACAAATTTTTGCTACTATACCAGGTTCATCTGATAATGGTAATTCAAAATCTTGATAATCAGCTTGACTAGAATCGAACTCTGGACTTCCAGAAGTTCCGCCAACAGTTAAATATGTCCATTTAGGAGGTAGAGGATATCTTACATAATCAGTAATAACAGATCCTGCATTGCTTATAGTAGTTGGATATACTGTAACAGTATTACCTAACTGACCTTGTGCAGAATCACTCGATCCTACAATACCACTAGTTGCACCTCCTAACACATAAGCAGGAAAACCAGTTGTAGGAGCAGTAAGTGGTGAGTTGTTTAAATAAAATATTTTATTTTGATTAACTCGTTCAACCTCTACAATACCAGTCGTATTGTATGTAGAATATGTGTCACCACCAGCACCACCTATAGGAAATATGTTGGTGCTTAATGTTAATTGTGTATTACTATCAATACTTACTATAAATGCACTAAAACCAGAATAATCACTAGATGCTGTAGTGTTTGTTATTAATTGCCCTACTTTAACCACACCACTAGTGGAGAACTGAGCAGCTGAGTCTGTTAAACGATTAGATACTCCTGCGGCAGTAGTGAATCCACTGTCTACAAAGTTGGGGTAATAATTTATTTTATTTATATAATAGTAATCTGCAGGCAAATTAAACATATTATTTGCTTGTTTAATTAATCCTTTAGTTACTGAAAAACTATCAATTACTTCTACTAAACTTTTTACTATATCTGCATAACCAGTACCAGACACCCTTTGGTTTTGTTTATTTATCCAACTATTGTATTGATAAAAATAGTCTTCAAATAAATCCATTTGTGCTTGTTGCGCGTACAAATTAAAATCTTGTGGAGATATATATCCATAATTATTCTTGTTTGCGATTGCTTGTACTGTATTTCTAACTGAATTAATCATTCTAGTTCTTTTTACAAATATAAACAAAAAAAAAGAGGCTCAATTGTTTAAGCCTCTTCTTAATTTAAGTCTAATAGATTAAACTATGCCCATGCTTTTTCTACTTGAGCAACGGTTGTAACAGGATATTTTGGTGAAAGAGTAAAAATAGGTCTGTTCCAGCTTGTAGCTAGTGCATCTTCAATAGCTTCAACGATGCTACCAATTTGCTCTTTCTTTTTAGCTGTATCATCTGCTGTTGAAGCAGTTAATGTGACACCTATAACCTCACTTGCGCCAGTTGCTGAATGACCTACTATATCATATAAAATGTCTACAGCTCCAGTTCCCGTACCTTGTTCTACTGTAAGAATGTGATTAACATTAATTAAATAATCTTGATCACTTACAGTTACTTTTAAAAATTTTTCCATATCTTATAAATTTATGGGGTTAAACAATTATACAAAGATAATTATATTATTCAGACTTTTTTAAGCGATTTTTAAGTAGCTTATATATTTCAACGCCATCATCTGATTGAAAAAACGAACCAACAATCCAACTAGCATCTTCACCAAAAGGAACAGATATTAATCTTTTTTTATTGTTAGGTAGATTATAATAAACTTCTTTACCATTGTTTCGTGTTTGTAAGAACCCAGCTTTAAATATTTGATAAACATCATCTTGTAATTGTAACATAGGATCGTTTATGGTATTAATAAAGTCTTCTGGATTATTTTTAGAATATATTAACAAATCCCTTTTTAATTCTGGAATAGTCATACTATCAACAACATTGCCTAACAAAACCCTAGATACTTGTAATAGTTTCTGGGTATTACTTGAAAGTTCTTTAGCAATTATTTGAGCTTCTAAAACACTTTCGGCCTCTGTTAACTCATTTAATGCATCTTGTTCTTTGTTCACTTCTAAAAATATTTTACCATTACCTGGATGATAATGTAAAAACTCTTGTAGTACTTGGTCTTCTTTTTGAGCTACCAACATACCATCATCAAAAACTATTGGTTCTAGAATTGCATTACCATCTTGCTCATCCTCAAATGGGCTTTTTTGATTTCGTGCATATCTTAATGGTCTGTTAATTCCTTGTTCTTCATCAAAATATAACAAAGGAGACCTTTGAGAGTGTCTTGATGATAACATGTAAGAGAGAGGAGTTTGGTCACCTGCAAGTTTATAAACTTTAGTGACGTATTTTGCTTTTTTTTTCATTGTATTTAATTTAATTTAATTTGATTTCAGTAAAACATAAATGTTACCCCCACCGTAGTGAGGGTAATATTTACAATAATATTAGTCCTTAAAGATAAAGAAGTTGTTTGCACCTAAAGTACATACAGCTCTTTCACTTAAGAAATTGACTTCCATTGCATCTAAGTCAGAAGTTCTTGCACCACCAGCTGAACCAGTAATCCAAGTTTTGTATCTTCTGTCTTCAGTTTCAGAAGCTCTATATCTAACGTGTAAGAATGGTCTTTTAGCATTCTTTCCTAAGATTTGGTCATATACAGTAGTTGAACCAGCTGGGACTAATAATCCATTAACTGCTCCACCAACTAAACCACCTCTCATTGTAGGATCGTTTAGATATTTCCAGTCAGACTTATAAAAGTCATAACCTCTTCTGAATCCTGTAAATCCAAGATTTAAAGCCATATCTTTATCATTATCAAATAGACCATATGATGTACCACCACCTCCATAAGAGTTTTGTTGTGCTAACATATCATCAATATCAAATGAGAAATTTCTATTTAAGAAAATAACATTTTCTTCGATAGCTCCTTGTTTGTCTAGTCTTTGAATAACACTATCAAACTGAGCTAAACTTGTTGGATTACCTCCACCAAAAATATTACCTCTATTTTCAACAGCATAGAAAATACCATCAGAACCAGATTTCTCTGCTGCTGAAGCACCACCTGCGTTTAAACCTTGTAGATAGTTACCTGCATCAGAACCTGCTTCTGCTGGAACTGCTTCCACCATAGCTGTTTCTAAATAATCTTCAAATCTAAGTCTTGTTTCGTGCTCAGATTTAAGATACCATAAATATCCATTAGCTCCGTTCTCAGACTGGATTTCAATCCAACCGATTTGAGCCATATCAGAACCAGAAACAGAATATTTGTCTTTGATAATAATAGGTTTATTTTGAAAGATAAAATCATCTGCTTCATTAGAACCAACCATTCCAGTTGTTCCTTTTGCAAATTCAGAACCATAAATAAAACAATCAATAGAACCTGAAGTGAATGCAGGCATACCCGCTGCCGAGTAGAAACCTACACTAAAAGTTCTTGCTGCCGCACCAGTTCCTGATGGAGCTGCTGTTATAATTCCTTTAGCTGATAGTGTAGATCCTGCTACAGAAGAACTTAACATTACTGTTTGTCCTGCTCTAAGAGCTGCCAAATTTGGCGAAGCTAATGCTGGATTAAAATCACCTGCTGGAATAACAAATATTGCTGTATCAGAAGCTGCTGCTGATACTGTTGTTAAACCTTGGTATTTATTGTGTAACCTTCCTTGTTCTGCCCATTTAATAAGGTCAGAGTTAGAAGGCATTTCAGCGCCTACCATTCTTAAGAATGATGCTACTGTTCTATTCCCGTATCTTTCGAATTCTTTTTCGTAAGTGTCAGGAAGATATTGCTGTAACCAAGTAAAGTCTGCCGAAGACAGATAATTAGTTGATACAGGGACTTGTTGTGAACTCGGTTGTAAATCGAATCCGGGTACCGCTTGTACTGCCATAATAATTTAAATTTTTAATTTGTTAAACTTTTTTAATACTTCTAATTTTAAGTCCTCTTCCACTATTGGTATCTCCTACAGCCCTTATTCTCATACCATCTTTTGTGACAGTTTGTTGAGCAGCGTTTCTAATATCCATGTTTATGTTTTTAGATTTTCTAGTAACATTATCCACAGTTGCAGAAACACCTTGGTCGTAAAAAAATTGAGCAAATTTCTCAGGGTTCATAGCTACTGCTAGTGAACGATGATATCCCTTTGGATCAGCAATTAGCCCTGTTTGTTTGTCCATATACCTATTAACAAAATTGTTAAAATCGGACTGCACATTTTTAAGCTCTTCACCTGTCCCAGGTTTAAAAGTTATATTATTATCTCCTACCTTAAATTCAAAACCTTTGAATTCATTGTTAAAAACCTCGTTGGTTTTATCTAGAAAGTAATTATACTTCTTTTTATTTTGCTCCTCAATAGATTTAGATTCCTTAAGATAACTTTCATAAGCATTTAAATTTTCTTGTTGATCGTTAGATAATTGATCCCCGCTTGACTCAAGAGGTACTTTGTATTTATCTTTCTGCTCATTCAAAAACTTTTTCGCTTTCGCAAGTTCTCGTTTTTTCGCTAGTTTTATTTTCTTAATATCGCGAGGTTCATCTAATTCTTCATCAAAACTAAATTTATCCTCAATAATATCTTGAATGTCAATAGCATCTAACCCATCTTCGGTTATACTATAGTAACTAGCAAGTACAGAGTCATCTTCCATAGAATCGTAATCTTTCTGTAAATTATAGAAATCTTGGATTCCACGTCCAGTGTCTTTTTTGTACTTTAAATACGCAGACACATCTTCAGGTAATTCTTCGTTTGCTTCTTTTTCCTCAAACAATTCATTCACTGAATTTATATCTTTGTTGTATCTATCTCTAATATAAGAAAGAACGTCTTCATCATTTAACTCTGATGAGGGAGTTTCATCAATTGTCTCTGATGAGGGAGTTTCTTTTTCAGTATCGTTTTCATTTGAAACCTCTACTGTATCTGTTTGCTCTGTTTGTGATTCACTGTCTTCAAACTTATCTTCATGTTTTTGTAACAATGACTCTTCAATTTCAGCTTTGGACTTTTCTTCTTTTTGCCCTAAGTCTCTTACTTTTATTTCCATAATATTGAATTAGATTAAATTTAAAACAAAGTTAAACAAAAAATTAAATATTTTTTAGGTGATTATATAAGTCCAATCCTAACTGCTCACCCACTCTTTTATCGCTTTCGTAATGTACATTTGCCAGTATTCTGCTTTTAGATATATTGTCTGCTGCTTTTTGAAATTGTGAAGTCAATTCTGGAAATTTATCACTTAAAACTTCTTTTATCAAATATGCTTGTGCAGAATGACCAGATGGAAATGATGCGGTTTGTGCAGATGACATTTTTACATAAGGTAATGAGATACCATAATCTTTTGCCACTACATTAGGTCGTTTACGATTGTGATAATTTTTTATTTTTAATATTGGCTTAGTGCTTTCAGTTAATAAACTTTTCACTAACTCTGAAGGAAATGTTCTTTGTTTATTTATAAAAATGTTTTTAAAAACATTAAACACATTGTCATATTTCAATGCAAATGCTTTATCCAAAGGTTTAGCTTGTAAGTCTTTTATTTCGCTTAAAGTCTTTAAAGATGAGTCAGAAGGATATTTTACTGTTTTATATTTTTGTAAATTAAAATTTGCAAACATTATCTTGGTTCAAATTCTGCTAAATCAAAACCATCTAAACTATCTTCGTTTGATTCAAAATTTATTGCAGGTAAATCTCTTTTCTTTTGTTCAATCATTTTAGATGTTTGTGTGGATTGTTGGCTTATACGTGCATCTTTCGCGTTTTCCCTTTCGGTCTCTCTTTGTTGCAATCCTTGTTGTTCAACACCTTTCAATTGCATTTGAAATTGAAATTCTGTTTGCATAAGTTGTTCTTTTAACATTGCTTCATTTTTAAGTTTTTCTATTTCAAAACTTATTTCAGCTTGTTTTACTTGCATTTTAGACTGAGTTTCCATTTGTACTTTTTGTGCCTCAAGCTGAGCCTTGGCTTGTTCAGCCTGCATTTGCATTTGAGCAGCCATCTGTTGCTCTTGCATTCTTTGTTGTTGCTCTTGCTCTTGCTTTTGTTTACGCTTCAATTTTAACAATTGATTAGCCATTTTAAGATTATTAATCTCTCTAATATCAATAGCATCTTCTAGACTTATATTTTCTTTAGATAAAGCCATTTGTATATTAGCTTCAAGCATTGCTTTTTCTTCTTCATCTGGCGACATTTCGATGAATATACCAAAATCATAGATGTACAAATCTTTTATTTCTTCTAAGATACCAGAGTTGTATTTGCCAATTTGCATTATAAACTCATCTTTAAAATCAGCAAATTCTAATATATCAGCAGTTCTGATTGATAAACATTCTGCAATTGTTCTAGTTATATACAAGCTTCCGTCCAGTATATGACGTGTAGCTGTATTGCTATTCAAAGCTGCTAGTTTTTGTACACCTACTAAAGAATTTGGATCAGGAGTAGAACCATCTCGCGCTTCGTTTAAACCTGTTACCGACCTAATCATATCTAAATAATGATTATAGTTAGCAATTAACATTTGCATTTTACTTGAACCACTGTTAGCAGTTAACTGTTGTATAGGCACTTTTGCATTATTAAACTCTCCATCTTGAGTATAACTTCTACCAATAACACTACCTGTTTGAAAATACAATCGTAATGCATCTTCTGGATTATAAGCATTGCCCGTTCCTAAATCAACCTCATTTAGTCCATCAGCATCTATAAAAACACCATCAGGCACAATCCTAGAAACAACTTGTTGAATTTTCAAATGTGTCATTTGTATCAAATCAGCGAAAGGAATCATTCTTCTGACTAAAGACTCTAATTGTCCTTTATACATTCTAGGTGCACATGCAACATAGTTAGGCATTGCGAATTGATTTGCTGATTTTGGTCTTACCATGTTTTCAGCTAATTTCCATTCTAAAACAATATTAGTCCCCATTACCATCACACCAGTATACCATACATCAATTCTTTTTTCAACTTTTTCAAAGTTACCCTCTTCCATCATCTCTTGTGGTGGATTGAACTGATCATCTTTCTGTACAGTTTTATAAGAACCGTCAGATAATTTTTTTCTTTTATATACGAATGAGTGTGTGGTTTTATAATTAAAATATAATAATGTTGCAGTATCTCTATAAAACATACTGTTTTCGTAAAACTGTGATGTATTAAAATAGTTGTACCATGATTGACTATACTTAGCTATTTCATCTAAATCTGAATTAGTTAATGATGGATCAATTTTAATTAATTCTGTCATAGGTACAGTTTTAATTTCTCCCCAATAAAAACAATCTTTAAAATAAGGATCTTCTGTGTAACTATACACCACATTAGCAGGATCAACATAATCTAATTTTACACCTTGTCCTGGTAAAAACTCATGTTTAGTTATCCCTATACCTAGTGTAGTTAAATCATAATCTACTCTATTTCTTATATCATTGTAATGATTTTCAGAAAATAATGTATTAATTGCAACCTCCTCTGCTATTTCAACAGCTGGCTTGTATTTCATATTCATGTACAATTCCATTTCTTCATCTGATTCTGGAAGTTCACCTGGATCAGACTGGAATACATTTATACCAAAGTCTTCTTGTATTTGATTGAATAAAGGTTTTGCTATTACTTCACCTTCTATTTGTTTTTGAAACTCGTTTCTTTTTTCAGCAGACATTGCGTCTTCTGCATATGCTTTTACTTTAAATAATCTATCAGACATTCCATTTACAACAATATCGACAAACTTTGGTATAATAGGAACTGGTGTCCAATCTAAATTCAAATAAGATAAATCACCATCTATAGCTAATTCATTTTTATATTTAGCAATTGACTGCTCCCCTCGCGCGTACAAGCGCAGACGCATGAACTCACCCCACTGATCATAAAATCTACATGAACCATTATCTCTTCTAAACCATTCATATTGTATTGCTTGTCCTATCTGTAAACCATATTCTACTGTGTCTTTTGTTGAGTCTGAAACAAATTGATCAGGAAAAGCAGCAGATTGTATATTAATTGTAACGTCTTTCATCTTTTAAGTAATTGACTAACTGAACTTTTGTTATTATATCTTGCAAAGTTAATGCTTATTTTTGATTGTTTTTGAGTTGGGGTGTATAGGTGTTTCTGATTAGACATAATTGCTAAACCAGAACTTATTGCGGCATCAAATTTTGTTCTATTAGTTATATCGAACTTCGCCCAGTCTTCTAGTGTTCGTTGAAAATACATTGTACCCATAACATCTTTATCTCTATAAGTTCCATCTAAATCCAATCCTACATGTTTTTCTATATAGGATTCAATTGCAGATGCATGTGATTGTTTTACATCTTCTGAGCTATTAGGTATCCCACCTAATTCTCTTTCGGTTTTAGATAACTTGTTATATTTTTTATCTGGTCTATTTAAACAATACCCCCTATATCCTCTATTTTTAAAATGATACAGCAAACGTGGTTTATTGTTTTCGCATAATATTGGCATACCATAAAAAACACAAGCCATTAAAACTTCTTCGAAAAATATTTCGGCTGTTTGAGGTCTGGCTATATATTCAAGAAAAAACTCATTACTAGGTGCGTCATCCATATTAAATTTAGTCAACCCATGTAATGATCCGTTAGAACCTTTCCCAACAACAACTCCAGAAATGTCATAAGAGTCACAACCAAATGAACCAAGATGTTCATTTCCTGGTCGTTTATGCCCTCCTCTTTCTATAACGTTATTTTGAAGCGAAGCCTTTGGAATGTAAGTTACAAAAAATCTTCCTCTTTTATTTGGGCTCCATATTACCTTAGAATCTTTTATTCCATCTTTCCAATGAAAACCTCCTTGGGTTACATGATGTTGCATTATTAAAGAATCATTGTAATCTATTTGTTGATATATTTTTGTCAGATTAAATAACGACTGTTTGCTTTCATCTCTAAAAGCATGAGACTCAGATCTTGGGAATTGTCTATAAAACTCGTTTAATGCATCTGGATCGTTTTTAAGTGATTCTACTTCGTTTTGCCAATAATCAATAGCTCCTTGATAAATTAATTCTCCATCTATACCCATAACTGGTTCTTTAGGAGTTTTTAATACAGGCATTCCATATCTATCTATAAAACCTTCCATATTCCATTCCATCGGAACAAACAAATTATATAAACCACTTTTTGTTTGTCCATTAGAATTTCTTTTCATGCAATCCGAATCTTCGTATAAAGATTTAAAATTAGCACCTCCTTTATCCAAAGCATTAGATGTCGAACCCATCATACATTTGCCAATAACTTTACTACCTAACCTAAGACATGTTTTTGTAACCCTCCAGTTGTTTAAAATGTTTTCAGGTCTTTCCCATTTACCACTTTCATCATGAAGTAAAAGCTGTAGCTTCTCACCATCATAACTGTTGTCAGATGTATTTTTCCAGTCAATTGTAGTGTCTAATCCCTCTAACTCTTCCTCATCTATAACATACATATTTTTTTTTGTAATTTTAGAAGCTGGAACTCTATAAGCTAATTCAGTTTTAGGTTTATCCATACCATCTTGTATGGGTTTAAAAAAGAACGGATAATTGTTAGAAATAGGTACAATTTTATCTGTAAACATTTTTTTGGCATCGGCACCAGTTTTAGAAAGTATACCTATTCTTGAGTCTTTAGTAATTGTTGCAGTGTTTACACCCTCACATGAACTCATAAAAGAAAATCCAGAACGTCTTATTTTTAAATAACACATACCGAAACTTCTTTTATCCGCTTTAGATGCTTCCCAAAAAATATAAAACAATCTATTTGCTTCTCTAAAATCTGGATGACCAACATCAATTTTTGTCCATTGCAGATACATATAATGAGTGCCAGTTATATAGGTTGGTTCTCCATTATTCATAAACCAAAAACCTTCATCTCTCCTGTCAAACTCTTGCTCAATATAATCTACCCATTTGTTTTTAAATTGTGGTGGTGTTTCGTGCCAATGGAATATAGACTGTATTCTTTTTAACTCTTTAGGCAAAACATGTGGCTCCCAATATTGTTCTTTTTGTTTTTTGTCTCTCGCATACACGCGCGCGGGAGGCTTAGGTAAGGCAATATTTAAACCATTTATATTTATTATTTGATCAATTTGCCCAGTTTTAGAAATTACTACAAAATCATATTTAGGATTATAACCATATAGCCATGTACGTGCTCTGTTCTTTGTTGCCATAACATTGTTTGGCACAATTTTGTACAGCTTTCTAAATAAACTATTTTGATCTTGATTCTGCAAATCCTTTAGGCGTATTATTTTTAACTATGTCAATTCCATCTATTAATTGCTTTTCATCTTCAATTCTTTTTAATATCTCGAATGCATCAAAGATAGCAAGTTTTTTTGTAGCGGCTGCATTTTTCAATCTGTCAGCCGCCAACTCATCATCTTTTTCGTATTTAATAATATCTTCTTTTGCTACTTTAATTAATTGTATAACTGCTTTTTCACCAGCTTTAATTATTTCTTCTTTTATTTTTTTACTATCCATCATAATGTTAATGCTATGTTATTAGTAAACATACGATATAATTTTTCATCATCAACATAAAACTCATATTCACTATCAGGTGTAAAACAGACTTCATCGCCTTCATTCACACCTAATTGTTCTAATTGTTTGTTAGAGTATTTTATTACACCATGCAAAGGTTCTTCCTTAACACCAACACCTTTTAAATAAAAATCTTTTTTTGGAATAGGTTTTACAAAACAATATCTATCATGACCATACCATTTACCTTTTTTGTTATATAAAAAAAACTGATCGTTGTCAATAAAGAATAAATCTTCTTTAAAAAAACTTTTACCACTTTTTTCTCTACCCTTCATGTCAAAATAAAATTTAAAAACATTGTGGTGAACTAATAGTATATCGCCCTTTTTTATATCTCCAGAATAATTTAATGGTGTAGACACAACTTCTGCTTGTCTGTTCGATGCTTTGTGGTCCTCTTTAGAAACGCTAGTTATAAAGTCAATACCACCTATGTCTTTTATATTGTCATACCTTCTTCCTTTTACTGGTCGAACTATGAAAGAATGTGGAGACTGCATTAAAAGTTTAAATTATATTCTACAGAAATGGGCATTGTGTTTTTAAACTCTTTCCACATAATTAACTCTTGATTCTTTTCTATCCATATTTTAAATGAACTAGAAGAGGCGTCGTGTTGTATTAAATGAATAACATATGAACCTCCTAAAACACTTTGCCCTACAATATAATGCATGGCACCAGACTTGTAATCTGCTCCTATGGAAATCTTACGGATGTCCATTTGATTAGAAAGTTGAATTTAACTTTAGTTTTCTGTAAGAAATATTAACATAAAGCGTTCCATTGCCTTGTGTAGGGTTGCTACCAGCTTTGGACAAAACCACCGAAGTATTAGTTGGTAACACAAAATTAGTAGTACCTCCAGTATAAATTACTTCAACAACATCTGTTGAAGAGTTCATGGTAGATATTTGAATATCACTAAGTGCTAATGATCCCATATCAAATGATGGTAAATCTGTTGCAAAATCATACACTGTAGAGCCTGGATCCATAAAAACGACAATTCTTTGTATGTCATATACATATGCAGAACCTGGTGCAGGAAGTATTTCAAAGTCTTGAGTTGCTAAAACATTTAGATAAAGTGGAGAAACTGTTATAGATTTTGAAACTACATCAACATTATAAAGTTGTTGTAAAGACTCTAGTGTACAAGTTTTAGTAGATAAGTCATCATTAGCATCAGTCAAAACAAAGTAATCTGACAATACAGGATTAATATTTGGATATACGCTAGTGTTACTTATTCTTGCCATTTTTACTCTTCTACAGTTTGTGCTTCTTCTGTTTTTTCTTTTAT